GGGCTACAGTAGCTCCAGCGGTAGGATCTACGTTTACCTTTACGCTAGAGGCATTAGATACCGCTGTTACAAGATCCACCATAAGGGAGCTCACACCGATACCATTAAATGGAGGCATATAATCCGCTGTAGCGGTACTCTCATCTGCCACTGAGATACTGTAGAGGATCTCTCCAGCCTGTGGATCATTTGCATAAAGTCCTAAGTTTCTTACATAATAACCCTGCCCTAAGGTCTGATTAGAGAAACTAGCGGATACTGTAACATTAGATCCATTTTTTCTCACTACAGAGGCTACCTTTTCCTCCTGTTTGATAGTACCGATACCTGTCATACTTGCCAGATCTCCAGATAACTTAGTATCGGATACCTTGATCTTAGTAAACTCCAGCTTAGTAGTACCTGCTACCACTTTTGCTAAGAGTTCCTGTCCTTTTTTTGTGATTACTGCACTCTTAAAAGCACCCATTTTATCACACTCCTTTTCTTTAATTTATTGTAATAACTGTAGCTGTGTTTACAGGGCTTGCTACAGTAGTATTACCGCTGTTAGTTGTTTTGCTGTTAATATCGTGGGTAATGATTTTTGTAAACGCCATTCCAACGCCTACTCCCTCATAATGAGGGCTTTCTACCTCATCCTTTACAGCTATATCCATTGTGATAGCTCCAGAGGAGCCTCCTGTAGATAATGCCTGTGCTACATTGAGATCTGAGCTCTTATTTACAGTACTCTTTATATCGTGAGTGATAATGTGAGTACCAGCTCTGCCTAAGCCTACACCGTAGTACATAGGGCTCTCTGTAGCTACCTTAGGGTTAATATCGTTTGTGATCTGATACCTCATAGCCACACAGGATACTACCGCCACACTAAAAGGAGTTGTATTTCCCTTCTCCAGAGTGTTTTTAAGATCCAGCACCAGATTACAGGGGATCATATCCTGCAAAATAGAGGAGATCGTATCAAACGCCCCCTCTATCCCTAAATGAGTTATAATCTCTAAAAAATAATTTTTATAATCTGGATTAACGCTAAAGTTATCATCTCCACAGATACTAATAAGCCTGTTATAAAGCTCTTTTTCCGTATAAGGTACTTTATCATTCCACTTAACCAGCACATTAAAACGCCTTGTTTCTAGGCTGGCTCCTGCCTCTGGATAAATACCCATCATATCCTCAAAACGCTTAATACCGTACTCATCCGCTGTTTCAATAAACATATTGTTAAGAGTACGCTCAATCTGTTCTAGGATGTACTTAAGCTCTGGCGTTTCCGCCTTTGCTATCTCCTTAAACTCTTTAAGCTGTCGGAGTACAGGCATCCAATAGCCTAATAGATCAATCTCTCTAGCCAATATAAACACCTCCTAACAGAGGTATCTCCTCCTGTGCTAAGGCTAAGTTACTGGCTACATCGTTTAGCTGTGTATCCGCCACATCTAAGATCCCATCCAGATTAAGGAGCCTGTTTTCTATCTGAGAGATACGCACTACTAAGTTACCTTTCTCCCAGTTCTTACGCATTTCCAAAAAATACGCCTCCAGAGTTTCCTCCGCCTTAGGTTTTACCTGTGACCACTGGTAGCCATCATTTAGAGTTATTCTGGATTTTATGCTTACCGTTTTACCTACAGCGGATACTACTGTTACGGTATGCCCTATAGGAGCTATGCCACTACCTGTACCCTGTGGATCTGGATCTATAGCCTCCTGCACCGTTTTTACCAGCGTGCTAGATGCTACTCCAAAATCACTATTGATAATGATTAACTTAACAGTGCCTCCCCCATTCCACACAGGGATAACCACTGTACCACCTACACCATCCAGAGCATCGGTTTTCTCTACATAATCCTGCTTATTACCGCCAAAAGGGTTACTATCAAAGGAGTTAAGGTATCGTGTCCTTAGAGCCTCTGTATCCTCCTCATCCTCCGCTGGGATAAGGAGCTCTGTAAGCTCTCCAGTAAGATCCTTATCAATGTACTCAATGGAGCTAAGCTCTCCAAAAAACTTATTGCCATTAGTACCCTCTGTTTCACATTCCATCTGATAATAAAAATAGCCATCGGCACTCTCTATAAATGCTGTGGCTACATAGTTAAGCTCATTCAGATTAAATCTGGAGCCTATAGGGATCTCCATATTAAATTTACCCTTTAGAGTAGCCTTAGTAGCCTCATAAGGGATAATACCTCTTTCCTTACATCGGAGGATTAGAAACTCTCTTACTGCGGTATCTGCATACCCATTATTTACGATATTACCTAGCTGGATATATACATCTGCGTGCTCTGCGGATACAGGGGCTATAGCGTTCATAATAACGGAGCCCTCACGTTTATCTACATCACTTGCCACCCTTGCTAGGGATCTATCTAATATATTTTCGTATGTCTGATCCTCATACATCCATTTCCACCTCCTTACTACCTACATCTGTTACCAGAGTAAATTTTATGTGGAGTACATCTTTAATCTGGGATACCTCCAGATCTTGTACTCCTGTTATGTGCTCATTCTCAAATAAGCACTCCTCCATATACCGCCTTACCTCACTGTTAAGGTACTCCTCACTGTAGCTATATCCGATGAGATCATAAACCTCATCCCCATAACCCCAGCTATATATAATCCAGCGGTATCTCTTAGCCTTAAGAGCTAAGTAAGCCCACACACAAAGAGCATCTACACCAGTTACAATCTTCCCTGTGAGTGTGCCTTTTTCAAAGTCGATCTCATACTCACGGATAGAGGAGGCTGTTACCTCTTGATCCGTTAGAGTAAGATCCTCTGTTGTTGCAAAAGGAAATAAACTCATTTACGCCTCCACCACCCTTGCTATGATTACATACTTGTTATTATCATTAAGTTTCTGTACCAGCACCATATCCCCAGCCTTAAGCCCATCTGTATAGGTTATCTGGCTTTGTTTCCATGCCCTAGTATCTGGATCTGGGTTATCCTTACTAGCAAAACCGTTACTCTGTGTAGTATCCACAGATACTCCAGATACATAAGGTACTTTTATCTGTCTGGTATACCCTGCTACTAAGTAATCTGCTATATACAGATCCTCAGCATTGAGTACCAGATCATCTATCTTTACGCTGTTAGAGCTTTGCATTACTCCTATCTGGGCTAAGGTAGGATTATCTTTAGCTCCCTGTGATCGCATCATCTCTAGCACTTCTGCATATTGATGATCGTTTTTCATGTTATCCCCAGTACCAGCCATGCTATCCCTCCTTAGTATCCATCATTTGTTTTAGAGTTACTGTTAAGCTCATGGTAGCTACTCCATTTTGCCATGTGTGAGTATCTGCATCTATCCACACTACACCGCTGAGCCCTGTAGAGCTATCTCTCACTACCGCCCCTGCCCCTGTTACTGCCTCATTGAGGTTTACACACTCCAGAGTAAAGGTTTTCTCAACCGTCTTAAACATACTCTTAGCTGTGGTAGTAGCATCCTTGCCCTCCTCTTTAGTGTAAGTCTGCTGGAATATACCGTACTTTTTCACATCTGCATCATTTTGTACTACTCCCTGTGGTTTACCCTCTCCGTCATAAATACGAACCTTATTAACCATGTTAGTAATGCTCTCTTTATAGTTGGAGCTGGTAATATTGCTATCCTCTGTGATCTCAATACTGCATACCACCTTACCCATTTCCTCTACATTGAGGTAGCCTTTTTTAGCTACCACCCTGTAGCTTACTCCGTTCTGTTGATATGCCTGTGTATAGGCTCTCATAATAATCTCATAGATAGATACATTCTGTACTATGAGTTTCTGTGTTAGCCCTGTCTGAGCTAAGGAGCCTACAGGGATCTCCATATCATCACATACCATCTGAGTTATCGCCTCCGCTGTTTTAGAGCTAAAATTGTAAGTGGCGTTACTCTTGATGGTATAGAAAAGAAGATCATAACAGGTATAAGTAACTGTACCTGTAGTACTGCTTGCCTCCCTCTCTACTACATAGCCTCTAAAAAGCTCTGTTTTTCCATCATCCTCAAATAGATAAACAGGATCCGCTAAGTTGATGGTAAGAGGAGTAATATTTTTATCTAAGGGAGCGTTTACAATGTGTAGCTCTAACTTTCTGGCTACCTCTGTTCTGCTACCGCCCCAGCTCATAGAGGATACATACTCTGTTATGTCTGTATTCTTATGCACTACTATCACTCTTTACCACCTCCTAAGGGATCGTTAATACTTGATTAGGATAGATAAGATTAGGATTTTTTATCTTATCCCTGTTAGCATTGTAGATCTTAGTGTACTGAGCTCCACTACCGTAAAACTGTTTAGCTATTTTCCAGAGGCAATCTCCACGCTTTACCGTGTAGGTTCTGGCTGTATTAGTAGCCTGTGGCTTTGTAGCCCTTACTGTAGGCTTTACAGTAGCTATAGTAACGGTAGCTCTCTTTGTCTTTATCTTTTTGTACTCCTTTAGATTACAGGTATAATAAATATCTCCTGTAGCATCCTGCTCTCCCCACACAAAGCTCTCTACTGTAGCCTCCATGTTAAGAGTGCCTGTAATGATAACCCTAATAGGAGTACCAGACTTTCTCCAGCTCTCGATCTTCTCTACATAAGTTAGAGGCTGTTTACGCCCTGCATTATTGCTAAAGTTATAATCTTTTGCTGGAAAAAAAGACTTAAGAGAAATTTCTCTTAAGCCTGTGTTACCGATAAGGTTTACATCTCCCACCTGTATTACATTGACAACCGTATTTTTATGGGATACGGATACCGTGTAATCAGAGGGCTTAACTGGGAGTTGAAACTTATCGCTATTCTGTTGTAACCAAAATTCCATTAAGTATCCTCCTCCCTATTAAGTCATATTAGGTAACAACTTTTTGAATTTTGCCACCATATCAGATACCACCTTATCGGTATCTGCCTCTTTCTCGATGATTACCGTATCCGCCAATTTTTCAATCGTTACGGATCCGATACCACCGCTCTTAGGCGTATCTCCATCCTGTGGATTTCCTGTACCTCCTGTACCTCCTTTATCATCCTGTGGATCTGGATCTCTATCTATAGGCTTAACATCGCTGAGCTGTACGCCTCTTGTGCTCATAGCCCTATCATATTGATCCGCTTGATTTCTTGTTAAGACTTTCTCGCCTTGATGGAGGATAGCTGGGTAATTATCGTATGGTACTCTGTCTTTACCATAGGCAAAACCTAAAGCACTCTTAACCTTGCCTCCGATACCTCCTACAAACTCCTTAGCCTTGCTGATAGCTCCACCAATTTTATCAACAAAACCACTGATAGCATCTATCGCTCCGCTTATTACACTTGTTACGGTTCCGATCGCTGTAGATACAGCACTGGAGATACCACCGAAAATAGTGGATACCGCATCAAATAAGCCTTGAAATACACTCTTAATGGTTTCTACGATAGTGGTAATCGTAGAGCTTGCACTGTCGAAAAATCCACAGATACTACCCCAGATCTGAGAGATGTATGGAGCTAAGAAATTGAATACTGTTTCAATTCCTGTAAGTAGTCCATCTACCACCGTAAGGATCACATCTACTACCGCACTGATTATAGGGGCTAAGGTCTGCCATACAGTAGATACTACTGTTACTACTACAGATACAATAGTTTGAAATAATCCCATGTGATTACCGATCATAGTAAGTACTTGCTGGATCACGTTTCCCACAAAAGTAAAGATAGAGCTCAATGTAGGCATAATAGCTACAATCGCATTTATCACTACTGTAATGATCTGTTGGATCACTGGCATAGCTGTTACGATGATATTAGTAATAGTCTGGATCACTGGCACAATATAAGGGATGATCTGAGATACACCACTCATAATCGTACTAATTACCTGCCCTACTACAGGAGCTATCTGTTGTACCGCTGAGATAATCGGAGGGATGATAGGTAAGATCGTATTGATCGCCTGTACTATTCCATCCTTAAGCCCAGAGAACATACTAGCAATACCGCCACCGTCTACCTTTACATTAAAAAGCTGATCGAAAATAGCTTGCAATGCTCCAATATCAATACCGATATTACCCAGCCCTGTAAAGATTGCATCCTTGATAGATGTAAGGAGTGGTAATACATTTTCCTTAATCTGAGGAGCTACCTTTTCTACCGCTGTTCCTATTGCTGTAGGCAAGTTGCTAAAAATCGTCTGGAGCATCGGTATAAAGTTACCAAAGAAAAAGGTACTTGCACTCTCTACCAGCTCTCCCATACTTCTAGCTACTGCCTCTCCATCCCCTATAGATAAATTACCTAAGAGGTTAGTAACTGAGGCTTTCATCATCGCAAAAGATCCGCT